TTCAGTTACCGAAGGTCTTTCGACTATTGATAACTCATACTTGGAAGCATTTAGTGCTCCAAGAATACTAATGACCATTTGCTCTAGGTTATCTAAAGCAGCGGCATTGCTGAAATACGCAACGCAAGCGGTAATGGTGTAATTTAATTTAACTCTTGTTGTAGCTTTGCCCAAGACTTCAAGCTCCATATAGGGTGAGTCTGGAATCACAATAATTGCAGGTACAATTGGTGCTTCAGGAACTGAGTCGTAAATATTGGCAGCTACTCCTGCTAAGGCAGTTTTAATAGCTCCTCTAACATCCGTAGCAATTGTTGATGCAGGCATTAACCCACCATAGTTTCAACATCAAGATAAGGGCCAAGTAAGCCAGTTACTTTGGCTAGTAAATTCTTAGATAGGCGATAAGGGGTTACTGCAAAATCTACGCCTTCGATTGATCCACCAGCCGCGGTTCTGGATTGAAAGATTTCAACGGAGATAGCCAGAATAGCAGCTTCAGCATTGGGATTTCCGACATAGGTCGATAATCCAGATAACGCAGCGTTTCCTGCTGGGATGATATTTTTTTCCAATATATCTGCATTGGTGATTGCGACTGTAAATACATAATCTGAAATCTCGTCATCGGTTACTGTGTGAGTGCCATTGAAAGGAGCTCCGCAGCCAGTAATAATTACGGATTGGCCTTCTGTAAATTCTTGAATTGTTGCAGTTTCAAAATAAGCAATATTATTTGTTAGTTTTACTTTGTTAATTTTGCTTTGGAAAGTAACTAACATTGGGAGAACTAGATTCTCCGAGGCATCTACTATGTCGCCTAAATAAGCGTCTGAATATAGGGATGACGAAACGCCAAGAATTGTCCTAAGCTCTGTGGCCGTAACTATCGTAGGCATTTCGTCATCCTTTCAAGCAGTTAGGTGAGGGGCCAGCTCGGGAGCGGACTGGCCCTCACTATTAGGGGTTTTATCAGCTCTTGTTGAACCAATTAGCGCCAGCAGGAATTTTATTTGCTAGTGCGCCATAACCATAGTAAGCAACCTTGATTTGTCCAGTTCCAACTACGTTTGTCTCCAAACGGAAACGGCTTGATTCATACCAAGTGTAAGCATCTGGATTTACAACAACCATTGAGTAATCAGCGGTGTTATCTCCACCTGCACCAACAATGTTGCGAGATACGCGCAAATCAAGTCCTGCAACGTTTCCGCGAATTGAGGTTGGCCCAACGGCTCCACCTGCGTTTTGTGGGTTTACTGCATTATAGATTGGGCGACCGGAATCATTGTAACCCATAATGTTTGCCCACTGCTCTGGTGTAACAACAATGTTGCGAGCAAATCCAAGAGAAGCAGAATAAATAGCTGCTGCAGCGGATGATACATAACCTAGAAGTCCCGAAGCATCATTTGCGCGTCCTGTTGCGTTAAGAGCTCCTGCATTTGCAATTTCTCCAGTTACGAAAGAATCGGTTGCCTTTGCATAAGCAAATTCCATTTGACGAACTAGTTCATCAAAAAATGCAGGTGAGGAACGATCTAACAATTCAACGGAAAATTCCTGACCGCCAGCAAATTTCTTGACTGACACAGAAAGGAAATTATTTGTCATTCCTGTCTCAGTGATTGGGCCTTCCTCAGCTACTTCTCCAACTGTTGGGACTGCAGTGAGCTTTGGAATTTCAAAAGTCATACCAGCATCAGGTAGAACGCCAGATGAGATTGAATCAATTAATGGACGATCGGCATTTGAAAGCGGGTTTACAATTTCTGTCAATTGTCTCGTAGGAATGAGGCCGCTATTGTTTACTGTGGTGCTATCTGCTGCCATAATGTATTGGCGAGCGGTGTCATCACCGAGTTTAGCGCGAACGCTGTTCTCAAGATATTTTGCCTTTGTGAATTCAAGGCGAGGTGCTGTGTAAAAGGCTGGGCGAGCTGCCTCAACCATATTTGCTTTAGCTGCTTCAACCGCTTCTTCAACGGCAGGAGCAGGAGCGGTAGTGTCAGACACTTGGTCTCCTTCGTTTGGTTTCTCTGAATCAGCGGTTGCTAAATCAGAATCTTCTTTTGGTGCTTCATTTTCAGAAGCTGCTACTTCGCTTACGCGAGCAGAATCAATTGCAGGATCAGTAACTAGAGAAACTTCATCTAGGGTTGCTGAGGTAATCTGCATAACGCCTTTGTTGTTTGTCCATTCGTTAATCTGGGCTCCAACGCTAAATCCATCGCGCAGTCCTTCAGTTGCTTCAACTAGGGCATCTTCTCCAGCCATAGTGTTGGCAATCTTAAAGGTGGCTTCAATTCCATTGGCAGTTACATTGTGAGAAACCATTTTGCCAATTGGTCGAGTGCGGTCGTGCTCAAGAAGCAACTTGACTGGCTTCATCTCAATTGAATCTGCTGCAAATACTGTTGGCCCTACTGAGGTATTGCCTTGCTCATTCCAAGTTACAATAGTCCCAGTAATCGTTCTTTTAATTGTATCGGCAGCTGTAACTGCCATTGGCATATTAACCTTCATTTGGAATTAGATCCTCTTCTCGCTGAATTTGCTCAACGCTCATCGCGCCAATGCGGTTTAGAATTTCATAAACTTGAGCTCTCTCTAAAGCGTTACCGCGTAGGAAGTCATCAAGTGCAAAGCGCGTCATTACTGGATTGGGTGTAAAGTCCGGTAAAGATAGGCGTTCCTCAATTGCCTTAAGTATTGGGCGAAGTGAGAAATCTACTAATGAGCGCCGCTCAGACACCGCGTTTGAGTAAGTCATAGAAGTCGTTTCGGCGCTCAAGAAGTAGGCAGGTATTCCACAGGCCCGAGCTAATTCTAGTGCTACATATTGACGCGCCTCAGCAAGTTGCATTGATTTAGGATCAAAGCCAAATTGTTGTAAATCAACATCTGCATTTAGGAAAGCTGTTGAGCGAGTTTGTCTAGCAGTTTTCCAAGCAGTTAGTAAGGATGAAATTCTTTCGGCAGTTAGATTAGTGCCATTAGACTTTAACACCATTGAAGGTGCTGGCTCTTTAGCATAATTTACTGCTGCGTTTTCAAGATAAACTGCTGCAGCAATTGTTTTGCCAGCTCTGTGAAGCAATCCTTCATCTCCACCATCGAATCTTATAATTGAACCTACGCCGCTAAGCGGAACTGCTTTACCATCAACTTTGTAGCCAGTAATTGTGGTGTTAAGGAAATCTGTATCAACTGTAACGCGGTCTGGACTTACGCGAGTCCAAGCTCTGACGCGTCCGCCATCGGTTGCGCTATACATCTCAAGCACTTGACCATAACCAGCGCCATATAGCCAGATATCTTCTGCAAGCCAGCAATAGATTACAAATCCTGCAACTCTTGGGTCTGGCTGATTGATAACTCTGTGTGGATCAACATACTGGCCAGTAATGCGATTGAAAGTTGTTAAAGGTAATGAGCCAATAGTTCCGCAGATGATATTGCGAGCTCTTGCAACGGATGGAACGCTCATCGCTAATTGGCGAGTGGTATTAGTTGCACCGCCGAGAATATTATAAACTGAATCTGAAATCTGAACTGGTGTTAAAGCTGCTTGAACATCAGTAACGGCAATAGGGCGCTTGGCCTCAACTGCTGGAAATAGGAAATCTCTTATAGCACCCATTGCTTACATTGTAAGCGAGGCTACTTACACTATTTGAATATCAACGCTAGTTTCAGCCATTGTTGCATAGTGTGTTGCTAAGGCTGAAGCAATTGCTCCGCAGATTGTCGTATTACTTACTTTGCGACCCATTACCCACCCGCCATCACCGAAAGGGAGTTTGACGGCGGATAGGCATTGTTTGGTCAGCTCTTCCTGTCCCGAGTGAGCTAACCGCTGAGATGAAATAGCTCCCAGTAATTCATCGCAGCTTTGGGCATAATCAAGGCCGTCTATTGGCTCGACTCTTATTCCTGCAGGAGCCAATCTAGCGGCTACCGCTGACGCGGTTTTGGCTGAGTAGGCAACCAACTGAACTGGATACTTTCGCACCCATTCGGCTACATCATTAGCCATTGCTTTATCGTCCAGATTGGCAGGATTATGCCAAGTCTGCAGCAATATGACTTGGAACTTATCGCCTTCAAGTCTTTGACTAGCTACTAACGCAGCTTCTTTTCTACTAGGGCTAAGATCAATAGCCAGCCAAGTATCTGCTTCAGGGTTGAGTCGAAGTCCCTCAACTCTGCAACTTTCCCATTGAGAGGCATTGATAACTGGGTTTATGGTATCGACCCATTGGCATAAAACTTCTGTGCGCACAATATCCTCGGGGTCTGATAAGACTGCTCGGATATTATCTGGATGAACTGTTATGCCAAGTGATGGATTAGCTTGGCAGACACCTAGCCAGAAATCTGGCGAGTTATCAAATTTAATGCCTTGAGGCGCTGACCATTCGAACCAACCAATATCGTCATTGTTACCGAATATGGCGGCCATTGCTCTTTCCCTAAGTTTATTTAGAACGATGCTGTGTTGATCTCCAGCATTTGAATAAACCCATATTTGAGGATTTGGGCTAGCCATCTGTGTATATCGCAAAGCAGACCAAACATCCTCATCTTTATACTCTCTAGCTTCGTCTAGGTGTATCGTTTCAGGGGCTGCAATACCTCTACCAGCCGAGTTATTGGCTCTGACGATATATCGCCTACCTTCAGTAAATTGAAGCTCTTGAAAGCCTTTACTTTCCAGCTTCTTAGTAAATTCAGCAGCTAGCCTTGGATTCTGTTCAATAATCCCATAAATCTTATAAAAGAGCTCAGCTGAAGTAGTTAGCTTATGGGCGGTATGAACTTGAAGTTTTTCTTTTAATACATAAATCCTAAATAGAATTTGAAGGGCCATAAAGGTTGATTTGCCTTGTTGCCGAGCGCAAAGCAAAGTAATTACTGGGTGAGCCCATCGGCCATCGGGTTTTTGTTTTAAGCTGTGATGAGCCAGCCATTGCTGCCAAGGCATAAGCTCAAAGCCGATTTCTTCACAGAATTTAATCATTTGCTCGCCTAGTGAGGGTAAATCGTTGAGTTTTGTGTGAATTCGCGGTTCTGCCACACCTCGGTAAGTCGATTCGTCCCGGACTCGGGCAATCTCTCCCAATTGAGCCATTTCAATTTGTTTCATTCCTGATAGTGCCTAGCCGAGCCATTTTCAGGGAAAATCTTCCCAATGGGGGTCGTGGGTCTGCTTCCGCGCTCAAAAAAGGTAGGGGTCATACGATCGCGCTTAGAA